GTCAAATTCTTAGTAGATAGTGCTAAAGGCATTGGTGCTAAGATTTCAAAGGAGGAAAATCCTATGGCAAAAACAAAGAAGGTTGCTGAAGAAGTAACCGAAATTGAAAAGTCAGAAGAGATCGCTCCAGAGGCAGTTGCTGAAACTCCAGTAGTTGAAACTGAAAAGGCAGACGAAGTTGTTGTAGAAACAACTGAAGTTGTTGAAACAGAAAAGGCTGCAGCATCATCTGCATCATCAAAGGAAGAAGAGGATTCTTCTGAAGATGCTATGGAAGATGAAGAAGAGATGAAGGCAAAGAAATCAGATGATGTTATTGTTGAATCAATAGCAGAATTAAAGAGTACAATCACATCAGCCTTTAGCGATTTAACTGAAACCGTCAAGTCTTTGCAGGCAGAAGTAGAAATGCTTAAGTCTTCAAAAGTTGACACAGATGCAGTAAAGAGTTCACTAGATGCAGTCGCCAAAGACATTGCTGCAACAGTAGAACAAGTTAGTAAGTTTGGTAAGCGAGTTGACGCAGTAGAAGCAGATACCGCTTTCCGAAAGTCTGGCGATCTAGGCGAGATCGTACAGGAACAACCAGAAATGGTTGAAAAATCCCTATGGGGCGGACGTTTCCTCAAAACAGCCGACTTATTTAAATAAGTAAATCACTCAGGAGGTGACAATATGTCGGAAGAGATTAAGAAAAACCAGCCAGGAGAAACTGGCGAACTAGGCGGAACAGCCCCTGGCCTATATCAAGGTCAAGGTGCATTCGCTTCAGGTGGTGTTGGTGGTGTAACAGATCCAGGTGCAGATACACTTGGCAACATCCCTAACGCTAACTTTGGTGTTACCACTGGTCCTAATGCCGTAAACCCTTCGGGTGATGCTGCAAGCGGAATCCTACGCCCTGAACAGGCACGTCGTTTTATTGACTACGTTTGGGATGCTACAGTTCTCGCCCAAGATGGTCGTCGTGTGACGATGAGAGCAAACACCATGGAATTAGAGAAGATCAACGTTGGTGAGCGTGTTATTCGTGCAGCCGCACAGGCTATCGGAGATTACACAAACACTGGTGCGACCTTCTCCAAGGTAGAACTTACCACAAAGAAAATCCGTTTGGATTGGGAAGTTTCTGCTGAAGCACTAGAAGACAATGTTGAGGGTGGTGCATTAGAAGATCATCTTGTTCGCTTGATGACAAATGCATTCGCAAACGACATTGAAGATCTTGCTATTAATGGTGATGGTACAACCACACCATTCCTTTCAATTATGCCTGGCTTCATCAAGAAGCACAAGGATAATGGAGATTCACATGAGGCAGCAATCACCGTTGCTGACAACGCATGGACTCCAGAAAAGATGCAAGAAATCATCCTTGCTATGCCACGTAAGTATCGTGCACTTAAGAATAATCTTAAGTTCTATGCAGGTACAGATGCATTCGCAGGTATCGTTAAGAACAACGGTACATTGTCTGATGCAATCGCTGAAGCACTTGGCAAGAATGGTAACACCTATGCTAACACACAGGCTTACCTAGATGGTCAAGGCCAGACATTCGGTGGAGCACGTACAACTCGTGTTCTAGGTATCGATGTCCAAGAAGTTCCTTACTACCCTGAAGGATATGTCGATTTGACATTCCCACAGAACCGTGTTTGGGGCTTCCAGCGTGATATCGTCGTAAACCGTGAATATGTTGCTAAGAAGGACACAATTGAATATACTGTGTTCGTCCGCTTCGGTATTCAATGGGAAGAAGAAGACGCTATTGCATGGGCAGATGCTGCTGCAGATGCATAATCTGTAATCAGTAACCTTTGAGAGGGGGCAGGGGCTAGTTCTCCTCCCCCTCTTAATCTTTAGTATTCTGTTATAATAGTTCACATAGGAGGTTAAATAATGGAAGAAAATAATTTTAATAATGAAACACCAGTAGAAAATTTTGTTGCTCCAGAGGCTACAGTAGAAGCACCAGTTGTTGATGAACCAGTTGTGGAGGCTCCTATGCCAGAAACAAAGGTGGAAGAGGTAGCAGCAGAAAATAATTTTGAGGCTTCAGTAACTGAGGCTGCAGAAACTACAGATGCAATTACTACATCAGACCTTGCTAGAGGATCAAATACAGCACAGGCCGTTGGACAAGTTGCTAATGGTGTAATTGGCGTAACACAGGTAGAGCGCAAGGTTGAGAAACCATCTACTATTGTTAAGAAGTCAAATAAAACAGTTGCCATTCATTCTACAAAGAATGTAAGTTGGTCTGGAGTTGGCAAAGTATATCGTGGATATAATATTGTTACACCAGAGCAAGCAGAAAAATGGCTAGAGCGTAATCATATTAGACTCGCTACTCCAGAAGAAGTAGCCAAGGAGTTTGGTCGCTAAATGCAAATATTGAGAGTTCCGCCATATAATCTTAGTGTAGATTTAACTGTTGGATTACCATCCACAGAGTATGACTATACAGTTGTTGATATGGCGGACTTTTCAATTACCGAAGGAAGCGTAAATTCTGGAACAGATTCAAAAGTAACAATTAGTCTTTCTTCAAAATATGATACTCAATATCAAATTACAGTAGATGGAGAAGATTATTATGTTGATGTAATTCGTCCATATGTAAATCCAAACGATCACGGAAATACTGCAAGTGAGATTGCAGCATATGCTTCTAATGAAGAATTAGCAAGAGCAATTATAGATTCTGTATGTGATGTAGAATTTTATTATAAGAAAAAAATAATTCAAACAACAGGTCAGGGCACAGACTATCTTCCTATTTGGGTAGATGCTAAAAAAGTTTTAAAGGTTTATGAAAATAACGTATTACTTTATGATGCAGATGATTTGGAAAATTCTGTAACTGATTTTGAGATTATTCCAGATGGATCTGCAATTACGATGACATTTAATGATGCAATAAATAGAGATGAATCTGCTCGTATTTTATTACCAGCATCACCAACAGATATTACAGAACTTGATTATTCTGCACGAGGATTTCCAAAGACATGGGACTATACAGTTGTTTTAGAAGTGGGATATAACAAGGTACCATCTGATATTGTTAGAGCAACAGAGTTACTTATTCACGATATTGATTGTGGAAAGTTAGATTATTATAAGCGTTATATTGGTGCATACAATACGGACCAGTTTAGAATTCAATTTGATAAAGCAGTATTTGAAGGTACTGGCAATTTAATTGTAGATAAAATCCTTGACAAATATCGCAAACCGATTGAGTTCGTCGGAGTACTATAATGGTTATATGCGAAACTCCAGACTTCGCATTTCCTATGCAAGCAGATGTATATCATCCAATCGTTGAACAGGGCGCATATGGAAATGTTAAAAAGACTTGGATATTAGATAGAACAATTGCATGTTCGTTTACTTCAGCAGGCACAGCATTTAAAGAAGAAGTAACTCCAAATATTAATATTACGCAAGATAAACTGTTGCTTGGAAGATGTAAAACAGACATAAGAATATCTAGTCTTGAAGCAAGAAACTCTGTAACCAATGTTATCATTACAAATATTAAAGATAAAAATTGTAATGAAATTTATTTAGAGACCTCTGGACCACGTGCAGGAAAATCTACCATATTTGAAATAGCAACCCAAGACCCATTTACTGGTCCATTTGGTAATGTAGAGTATTACAAACTTGTTCTACGTAGATCTGAAAATCAGGCGGTGGATGTGTGAGAGTCGTATTTAATAACGCTGCATTTCGCAAAGATATGAAAAATATTATAGATTATTCCGTCGGATATGTTGAAGGAATTCAGGGCGGTAAAAAAGCATTCTTAAACACTCTTGGATTAGAAACAGTAGAACTAATGAAAGAGTATATAGATTCAAATGCTAGAGTTAATCCAGAAATGCTTCATCATGTTTATGAATGGAACCAGACAGGAAGCCCAAATTCTAGATTATTTGATATAAAATATGTAACAAGTCAAATAGGACTTTCTTTTAGATCAACATTTAAACAATCAACATCTATTAAAAATGGATCACGTGTTCCATTTTATGATAAGGCTAGAATTATGGAACAGGGAATTCCAGTTACTATTATTCCTAAAAGAGCACAAGCATTAGCATTTGAAGTAGATGGAGAAACAGTATTTACAAAACAACCAGTTGAAGTTTTAAATCCTGGAGGAGATGCCGTACAGGGTGGATTTCAAAAGGTATTTGATTCATTCTTTAATAGATTTTTTACACAGGCATTTT